TTCAAACCAACAGACCTTGTACCTATCATTGATAGTTCATATCCTGATATTAGAAAGATTATTAACACTTGTCAGTTAAATTCTACCAAAGGACAATTAAAACTTGATACAACCTCTGTAATCGATTCGGATATTAAATCTAAGGTAGTTGAGATTCTTAAAGGTTCTGATGCAAAACCAAACAAATGGAAGAATATCAGACAGGCTGTTGCTGATGCAAGAATACAAGATTTTACAGAACTATATACATTCTTATATGAAAAGGTAGATGATTATGGTGGTACTAATACTTCAAACATAATCCTAATTCTTTCTGAATCACAACACAAAGATGCGTTGGTAGTAGATAAAGAAATCACCTTTATGAGTTGTATAATTCAAATAGTTGGTATATTATGATAAACAAATTAAAAAAACTTTGGAAGTATTTAACTTGGTTAGAAGAACAACGAATGAAAGCTGCAATCAAATGTGGTAGTGCAGGCCCTTTACTATGATAAACTTAGAAACAGATTCACTTGATGTATTAATAAGAACTCAGCCAAAGTTGATGGTAATGTTTGGTACTGATTGGTGTGGTAATTGTGATAACTTAAAACCACATTTTGAATCCGTATCTAATATTAATAGAGAAATTCCATTTGTTTTTATAAATCCTGATTACGCACCAGAAAGTAGAAAGTTAGTTGACCTAACAGATATACCAATGATAGTTGCCTTTAAACGAGGTAAGTTAGTTGCAAATGAATATGGTGATAAACCAGAAAATGTTGATAAAGTTTTATCAATTTTATTAGGATAATACAAATATTTTTCGTATATTTGTTATACAAATAAACTTTAAAAGATGAAATACGACCACAACAATCCACTATCAGATGAAGAGTTAGATAAACTAGCTGAAAAGGATTTTGATTTGTTTTTAGATTATTTAGATTCAAAAACTGCGTATCTAAAACAATTCACTAAACCACTTAGTTCATATCACACCAAACGATTTACTGCGTTAACATTAGCTCAACAAGGTAAACCAATTACTGATGAAGAGTTAAAGAAGGCAGAAAAGATTGGTAAAGAAAATGAACAAAAAGTTATTGATAAGATTGCGAATAAAGAGTGGAAGGAAAAAGAACACGATATGTTAAAAAAGACAGGTGTTAAGAATGTTAAAACAGACCGTTCACAATGGTTCGATTAAATAAATAAATTATGGCAAAGATTATAGGAATGAATAATGGTGGAAATACACCCCCACCTCAACAACCAAAGATAGATTTATCTAAGGCAACAGAAATGAAATGTCAAGAATGTGGTGGTACTGTATTTATACCAGGTACTAAGTTTTTGAAGATTTCAAAAATGATAACAGGTACTCCACAAGATGCAATCATACCAGTAGAATTATATCTATGTGGAGATTGTGGAGAAATCAATAAAGAGTTATTACCAAAGGAATTACAGAATAATGGCTAAATCGTTATTTGACCACATAAAAGCAGTTACACAATTTCAAGACGCAAATTATTGGGATAAACTTGAAGATGGTGATAAGAAAACTTGGAGCAACTATATGGTTCATCGTTTTCTTTCTATGAATCCTGATTGGATAGAAGTTCTTTCTGAGATACAACCTTATACTCAAGTATTAGAACCAAAACAACTATATCTTTCTTTAATTGGTATTATTCCAAAGGGTAGATATTTTCTAAAATATACTAAAGGTAAGAAGGATAACAAATATGAAAGTTGGTTAGTTGATTTAATGATACAAGATTTTATGTGTTCTTCAAAAGAGGCAGAAGATTATTGTGAGATACTTTATTCAACAAGAGAAGGTAGAGAAAATATAAAGTATATATGTGAAAAGTATGGAATTGATAAAAAACAAATAACTAAACTGAAATTAAAGGTTTAAATATTTGGATTTCTCGATTTTTTTTCGTATATTTACATAGTAAATAAAACATAAAAGTATGGCAAGAGTAAGTTATTCTCAATATGGTATGTATTCAACCTGTCAAGAACAATATAAGTTAAATTATATTGATAAGTTAGGAACATCCTCAGCAAATATCCACACGATTTTCGGTAGTGCAATGCACGAAACAATACAACACTTCTTAGATGTGATGTATAATGTAACTAAGAAACAAGCACTTCAATTGAATCTTGAAGATATGTTATACAAACAACTTGTAGAACAATTTACAAAAGAATCTGATAAGTTGGAAGAAGGAAAGTATCCTTGTACTAAGGAAGATTTGGGTGAGTTCTTTGATGATGGTAAAAAAATATTATCTTATTTTACCAAAAAATTAGATAAACTATATACTAAAAGTGGATTTGAGTTAATCGCTATAGAACAGAGGTTGAACGCTGAGATTAAACCTGGTGTTCATTTCATTGGATTTATTGATGTACTTCTTAAAGATAAAACTACTCAAGATTATGTTATCATTGATTTGAAAACTTCAACAAGAGGTTGGAACAAATATCAAAAAGCTGATAAAGTAAAAACTTCTCAAATGTTATTGTACAAAAAATTCTATTCAGATAAGTATAATATACCATTAGATAAAATCAGAGTAGAATATCAGATACTTAAACGAAAGGTTAGTGAAGATTATGAATTCCCTATCCCACGAATCTCCAAATTCGTTCCAGCCAATGGTAAACCTTCAATGAACATGGCTTGGAAAGGTTTTATGAATTTTGTTGATTCTGTATTTGGTGAAGAAGGTGAGATTATACAAACACATTTTCCAACTAATAAAGGAAACCACTGTAAGTGGTGTGAATTTAAAGAAAGAGGTTTATGTTCTGCCTGGAATTAGTTTGTTTTTTATATTTGTATATATTTATATAAAACAATAAAAGGAAAGTTATGGCAGAAACAAAACTTACAACTGTAAAGATAATAAAAGATATCTATTCAAAATTTAAAAGATTATCCTTCGATTCAAATATTACACTCCAAAAACTGGTTAATAGGTCAGTTAACAAATATATTGAAGATGATGACTTTAGATTAGAAATTAATAATTATGAAAATCTACATGAGAGTGGCTCTCAATTTTAATTATGAAACAACAAGACAACGGTAATTCACAACTTAACCAAACTCGTAATGAATTTAATGATAGAGTTGAAACTAAAAAGTATTTAGGAAATGCATTTAGGGTTAAAATGAATAATTACAGAAGATTTAGAACAATTTAAATAAAGGTTAATGGCAAAGAAGAAAATTCTACTATTATCTGATGATTTAAGGATGTCATCAGGTATTGCAACAGTATCCAAAGAATTAGTTTTTGGAACTTTAGAACATTATGATTGGGTTCAATTAGGTGCGGCAGTAAATCATCCAGAAAAGGGTAAAGAAATAGATTTGGGTGAAGATGCTCGAAAAGTAAGTGGAGTAAAGGATGCTTCACTTAAGATTATACCTTGGACTGGGTATGGTGATGCAAATATTCTAAGAGAATTGATAATGAGACATCAACCAGATGCAATCCTACACTTCACAGACCCAAGATATTGGAGATGGTTATATGAAATGGAAGCAGAAGTTAGACAAAACATTCCAATTCTATTTTATCATATATGGGATGATTTACCAGACCCTCATTACAACAGAAATTACTACGAAAGTTGTGATTGGTTGGGATGTATCTCAAGACAAACTTATGGTATCGTAAGTAGAGTTGGTGATATTGATTCAGAAACAATCAAACCCTTAGAAGATTGGCAAGTATCTTATGTACCACATGGTATTAATTCTGATACATATAAACCAACTGCAGTACCAATGGATTTCAAAAAACAATTACTTGGTGATAAAGAATATAAGTTTGTTTTATTTTGGATGAATAGAAATATCAAAAGAAAACAACCATCTGATGTAATTTGGTCATTCAAGAAATTTGTAGATGGGTTACCAGAAGAAGATAGAGATAAGGTTTGTTTGATTATGCATACCGCACCTCAAGACCAAAATGGTACAGATTTAATTGCTGTTGCTGATAGGATTGCACCAGGATGTGATATTAAATTCTCAACAGATAGAATAAACCAAGAACAATTAAATCATCTTTATAATATTTCAGATTGTACAATTAATATTGCAGGTAACGAAGGATTTGGTTTAACAACTGCAGAATCAGTAATGGCAGGTACTCCTATCATTGTAAATGTTACTGGTGGATTACAAGACCAATGTGGATTCAAAAAGAAATCAACAGGTGAATACTTTACTGCAGAAGATTATAAACAAATTGGTTCACTTCATGATTGGAGAGAATGGGAAGATAAAGTAACTCATGGTGAGTGGGTAAAACCAGTATGGCCAAGAGTTCAAACAATGGTTGGTTCACTTCCAACTCCTTATATCATTGATGATAAAGTAGATGTACATGATGTTGCAGATGCAATTAGATACTGGTATGATATACATCCTGAAGATAGAAGAGAACGAGGATTGAAGGGTAGAGATGAATTCTTAGGTAAAATGGGATTAAACTCAGAAAATATGTGTAAAACTCTTCACGATGGAATTCAAACTACATTTAAAAATTGGAAACCAAAAAAGAAGTTTAATGTATATAAACTTAGATAATGTCTAAACCAATCTTTATTGTTAGATTTCCAGGTTATTGGACAAATAATCAAGTTAATGAATCTCGTAGAGCTATTCATAACATGAAAGAACTTGGTGATGATTATCATGTTCTAACTTTGCAAGATAACGAAATCGAAACTACAAGATTTGAGTGTTATAACTCACCACATGAACCAGAAAAATTAGAAGAAATTACAACACTAACAAAACTCTCAATTGAGAGATGTTTAAGAAACGAAGAAGAAAACAGATTAAGAGAAATAGAAGATGAATAAACCATTATTAGTATATCAAGCACCTATAGCTACAAGAAGTGGTTATGGTGACCATTCAAGAGATATCTTGAAATCACTATTCGAATTAGATAAATACGATATTAAAATCGTACCAACAAGATGGGGAAACACTCCACAAGACCAAATTAATCCACAAACAGAATTTGGTAAAAAGATAATTCAAAATATAGCAACACAAGTTGATAGACAACCTGATATCTTTATACAAGTATCAGTTGCTAATGAATTTAAAAAAGTTGGTAAATATAATATTGGTATTACTGCTGGAGTTGAAACTACAACTGCACCACAAGAGTTTATTCAAGGTAGTAACTTAATGGATTTGGTAATAACTCCATCAGAATTTACAAAAGATGTTTTAGTTAAAACAACATATACTCAAGTTAATAAACAAACTCAAGAAAAAATTGGTGAATTAAAATTAACTACACCAGTTGAAGTATTATTTGAAGGAGTGGATACTTCAGTATTTAATGGTAAATCAAAATCATCTATTTTAGAATCAGTTGATACTGATTTTAACTTTTTGTATGTAGGACATTGGTTAGCTGGTGGATTGGGACATGATAGAAAAGATGTTGGGATGATGGTAAAAACATTTTGTACTGTTTTCAAAAATTTACCAAAGAATCAACAACCTGGTCTTATTCTAAAAACATCTCACGCTGGATTTTCGGTTGGAGATAGAGAAAAAATGGCAAGTAATCTAAAAAATCTAA